CAACAACGGCAACAAGGACTACCCACGGAAGGAGGAATGTAAATGCCTAAAGGAAAAGGAACCTACGGTACAAAAAGAGGTAGACCACCTAAAAATAAATAGGTGGTAAAAATTTACAAAACTTAGTATAATAGGTCTGAAGGGGTGCAGGTCCAAACTGCATAACGCGGAGTACGCTACCTCATCAGACCTTTTATTTGTCGTCGATTTAAAAGGAAATCTCAAGACGGAGGAGAAAAAAAGTGGCAAAAGAAAATTTAGATGTTGATGCTATTATGGCACAACTCGATGAGGAGTTTTCAGATACCCCTCAAGAAGAAGTAGCTGAAGAAGAAGCTACAGAGCCTGAAACTCAGGTTCAAGACGAACCGACCGAGGACTTTGAAGAAGCTGAAGAGGAATTCGAAGAAGCTGAAGAAGATTTCGAGGAGGAAGTTGAGGACAATGAACCCTCTGCACTCGATGCGGACCTTCATAAAAGGAACGAAGCATTTAAAAGATTAAGGGAAGAAAGAGACCAGCTTGCAAAGTCAGATGAGTTTTTAACGAATTTGGCGTCTCAATATGGTATTAGTAAAGAAGAGCTAATTAACCGTTATCAAAATGAACTCGACCAAAAGCGTGCCCAAGAAACCGGCATGACTCCCGAACAGTTCAAGAAGATGAAGGAGCTTGAAAAGAAAGTCCAAGAAATTGAAGAAACTAAAAACCGTGAACTATTCAATATCAAAGCAAATCAAGTTGCGACTAAGTATAATTTAAATGATAATGATATGATGAATTTGTTTACTCAAGCAAGAAATCTAAACCTAGATATCCTTTCTAACCCCGACCTTTTAGAGTTTGTGTATCGTTCTGCAAATTATGAACAAGCATTAGAGCGCGGTCGTCAAGCTCAGCTTGAAACGACCAAGAAACGAAGTGCTACGTCGACCGGTAAAACCGGGACCGCTGGCAAACAAGTCAATACGACTGATGAGGATATGCAAGCAGAAATTGATGCATTCCTCAAAGAACAAGGCATTCTAAAAGAAAAATAACAAGGAGATGAAAATCTAAATGGCTGCTATTCAAGGAAATCCCGCATCTGCTGTTCAATATAGCGGTGCCAATCAGGCGGGTGTAACACTTAAGCCTGATGCTTACTACGATAAATTATTACTTACTATGCTCCGTCAAATGGAGTTCGAATATGCGAAATACGCTATCGAAAAAACTTTACCACAAAACTTTGGGGACACCATCAACTGGAGACGTTTCTTAAAACTTGACCCCAACACCACTGCATTAAATGAAGGAGTCACTCCTGACGGATTAACCGTTAGCGGTACTTCTGTCACTGCGGTTATCAAACAATACGGTGACGTAATGTACTTCACTGACCTCGTCGACTTACAACAACTCGATGATGTTAAACGTGAGTACACTGTAGAACTTGGCTACTTAGCTAAAGAAACAATGGACATTATCGTCCGTAACACACTTGTTGCTGAAGGCTCTGCTTTCTTCGCAGATGACAATACTGCAATTGGTGATTTAAATGCTGCAACTGAAACTGTAGACGGTGCAGTTTTAAATGTTGACCGTCCAAAAATTGATGACTTCCGTAAAATTGTCTTAGGTATGAAACGTGCTTACCTCCGTGGTAACCGTAAAGCTGGCGGAAAATATGTTGCTTTAATTTCCCCAGAAGTTATGTTCCAACTCTTCGATGACCAAAGAATGAGAGACTACATGGATTTTGGTCAAACCAACGCTCCATTTGGAGATGGTATGGTTATCGATATGTTTGGTCTTCGTTTCGTTGAAGTCTTAAACGCTCCAATTGTAGACAACGGAACTGTATTAGCTCATGACTCTATTATCATTGCTGAAGAAGCTTATGCAATCACTAAACTTCAAGGTCAAAGCATTCGTGTCATTACTAAAGGTTTAGGTTCTGCTGGGGTAGAAGACCCACTCGACCAACGTCAATCGATTGGTTGGAAAATGACTGGATTTGCTGTTAAAGTATTAAACAACGAAGCCGTTGTTAACTACTGGTCTGTTCCTGGAGACTTTGAAGCTGCTTTAGACGCTCCAACTGCAACTATGACTGAATATCCAGGTGACTTCGAATATGTTGAGTTTGTAATTGATCAAACTAATAAAGAAAAAGCTGAATTGAGATTTGCAAGTTTACCAATTATTTTAGGAACAACTACATTCCAACAAGCACTCGATGCTGCTAAATTAGATATTGAAACTGGATTTGAAGCTTCTGCTTTAGAATTCTATCATATTGATGATGAAGCTATTGTAGATGTTGCAACTAAATATAGTCAAGATGGATTAGATACTGTTATTAGTGAAACTATCTTTAACTTAATCCAAGACAATACTATCACAATTAAAATTACTGCTGAATAATAAATAAAGAGGAGATGATTTAAATGGCGGAAAAAAATCTTAATACCGCAACCTTAAAACAACAAGCTAAACCTGAAAATGAAATCAAAAAAGAAATGGAAAAAGCAGCTAAAGCATTGAAAAGTGATTTAGTCGATGTCTTTATTCCAGATGCATATCGTTCAGGTCTTGGTGACCCCGTGATGTTTAGTGTCAACGGGGTGCGGGTTGAAATTCCTGTAGGGGAAAAGATTAAAGTTCCAGAAGCCCATGCATTACATGTTCAGCGTTTGATGAAAGGCACTGTCCTAACAAAAAATCAAAGAACATTATCACCCGACGAAGTTTATAGCGAATAACGGGTTTTGGGGGACGCCTATCCCGGTGTCCCCCTATTTTTAATGATAGGAGGTAAATATGGATATTTATCAACTTACAAACTATGTTAATTTAGATGTCGATGATGTCTACGAAGTTGAGGACATTGCAAGATGGTTCAATAAAGGTATTGCGAATTATAATTTAATACCTCCTTTAACCAAGTACCCTACGATTTCTTTAACCGAACAAGGTTACGGAACAACTCTTGAACCTTCTGATGATAACTTTTTACTCGGTATTATGTTACCGTTTATTAACAATGCTATCATGGGACAAGATGCTGCTTTAAATGAAAAGCAACTTTACATGCAAGAGTACATGATGAATGCACGTGAATACAAAAAGATTTACCCTATTCCTAACAATCGACTTGTCGATGATGTCAATGTCGATTTAGATACTTACCGTATCGGACAAAACGTATTCGTATCAGATATGAAATATTCTCCAATGCAAGGAAGATGGTCAAGTCGTTCTAATTACTTCTCTACAGATGATGAAGAGACAACCGATTGGACTGGAATTGTAGGTGAAGATTTAGATGGCTAAGTACGCATACGATATAAATAAGCAAACGAAAATTTTAGAAGTTCAAAAGCAATTCCCAGGTGGGTTAAAAACAGTTGATACGGACGATGCATTAGGTAAAGTCTACCTAAGAAAAGCAAATAATGTGTCTTTGTCGGAATATTCTTTTTTAGAAAAACGACATGGAACCTATGTAGAGCAAAAAGTCGTATTTGATGAACCCCCTACTTTTATATCAAACCCTCCATTTATTCAAGGTTATTTTGAATATGTAAAAGAAAATGGAGAAATTGATAAAATTTTATTTGTAGATGGAGCTTCTTACATAAAGCAAAGTAATGAAGCAAATTACAAAAAAGTTGAAACATTTATTAGTGACCCTGGTCAAGGGTTTACATATCCGGAACAAGAAACTTTAAGTGATATATTTAACGTAGAAGCTTATCAATTTATACGAGGAGATATGTTACCTCCTGAAATTGACACTGTTTTCAGAACTGATGAAA